GACGCGGACATTAAGACGATGCGGGCAATTGCGGCAGACGTGATATACCCAGTTATGAATATGAGTGGACATTTACTGTCTATATTTGGGAGCAATCCCTCTGGGCAGAATTTGACTGTTTATTATAACAGTGTCCTTAATAGTATTCTACATCGTTACGCATTTTTCCAGCAGTACCCGGTCGGCTTCTTATCAAATACTCCGTTTGCTAGTGTCGTCAGATTGACGACTTATGGTGATGACTGTTTTATGACAGTTCGTAAGGGTTATGACCGTTTTAATCATACGACGATCCAACAGGAGTTTGGAAAGATGAATTGTAAGTATACAATGGCTGATAAAGATCAAGAATCAGTTCCTTATATCAACATCTTTGATGCTGATTATTTAAAGAGGAAGACTGTTTTTAGGCGAGAGTATGGAAAGGCTGGTATGTATATTGCCCAGCTTGATGAAAATTCGATCTATAAGTCATTATATTGCAATATGTTGAGTGATGTTGACCCACCGGAGGCTGTTAGTGCGATGGCAATTGAAGGCGCGATTCGAGAATGGTTCTTTTATGGAGAAGAAGTTTATGAAGACAGGAGAGCCAAGGTTCTAGAAGTTGCGAAATTGAGTGGATTGGACGATTTAATCCACCGTGATTGTTACATGTCCTTCGAGCAGATGGATTCTGCTTGGAGGGACAAGTATCAAATACAGCGGGTTTGACCCGCACCCCACCTATGGGTTAAATAGGCATGTACAGGGATTACGTGAAGGCTATGTCCAATTTCCAGCTAGTAGTTATGATTTACTTCAGATGAGCAGTCCTTGTTCTGCTCATGTTTTGACCCTGCTACTAGTTCAATACGAGAGTATAAACAGGGAGCGCTTACCAGTTTTTGACCAGAGGCTGGGTTGTGCGCTTTATAAATTCATAGAGGTTACAGATTTTTCGAATTTTGTTACAAATATTTTTGAGTTAGTGTTTTGGGCAACCATTTGTTGTGGTTTTATTTACCTAGTGGAGACCCCAGAATGCGAAAGTTGTGAAAGTGATATGAGATCCGAGGCTTCCATGCTTGGAGGAATTACCGAGTTTCTTGGTGATACGCCCCAGGACGAAGATTCCCCTGAGACGCTGGTAGACCAGATGAGGGGTCAGGTTCCTACGCCGGGAATACAGCTGCAGGAGTTTTTGGCTCGACCGATCCAAATAGCCCAATTAGATTGGGCTGTTGGGGATCTTTTGAGAGAAGAATATTTTCCTTACCAGTTGTTTCTTAATCATCCTACGATTAGATCGAAGGTTGAAAATTATGCGTATGTTCATGGTAGTCTGTGTATTAGAATTGTTATTAATGCTTCACCTTTCCATTATGCGTTGGGCTTGTTGTCGTGGCGGCCTATGGTTTCAACCATAGAGCCAACGTTAGGACGACCAGCTACAACGTTCGTGGAAGATAATGTGAGGTTTTCTCAGAGGCCGCATGTGCTAATAGATGTCAGCACATCGTCGGCTGGGTGTTTAGAGTTACCGTTTGTTTATGATAGAGATGTTTTGGCCCTTATTTCCGACCAGGAAATGCAAAGAATGGGCAAGTTAACGTTGAGTTCTTTTAATCCCTTGCGTACAGCGCAAGGTTCTACTGAGCCGGTTACTATTACGATATTTGCTTATATGAAGAATGCTGTTTTGTCAGGGTCGACTACTTTAACTGATGTTGTCGGTCCGGCCTTTACTGCAATGCGCTCGGAGGCAGGATTTAATGACACAATGGCAAAAGTCAATAGTGGTATTGCAAGTGCTGCAGGACAAGATGATGAATATGGACAAGGGATAATATCCCGTCCTGCATCTGCACTAGCTAGATTCGCTAATACATTGACGGTTCATCCAAGAATTGCACCATATGCGACTGCAACATCAATGGTGGCACAAGCTATGGGAAGAGTAGCAGCGATTTTTGGGTTTTCACGAACCCCTGAATTGACTCCTCCCAAGCGGTACCGCCCAACAGTTGCGGGAGTATTAGCTAATACTGAAGGTGAAGAGGCGACAGATGTTTTAGCCCTTGACCCTAAGAATGAGCTTACGATCGATTCTAAAGCAATTGGATGTGGACCAGATGATGCAATGAGTATAAGGCATATCGTTACGAGACCGAGTTATCTAACTCAGTGGACATGGCGACCAGAAGACCAGCCTGGATTGCGCACTTTTTCGTTGAGAGTGCATCCGTTTCAGTTTGCTATAGTACCACAGGGTGGAATTCCAGGTAATACTGAGTTTCATCTTACACCTATGGCGTGGCTAAACCAGATGTTTACTTATTGGAGAGGTACTATAAAGATTACAGTCCAGGTTGTCTGTTCAAATTTTCATAGAGGACGATTGAGGTTACATTATGATCCGTTAATAGGGACAGCAACACCAGGCGTCCCGATGGAGTGGGCAGGAGGTTTTTCCAGGATAATAGATATTTCTACAGAGAGGCAGTTTGAAATGCCAATTGCAATGCAGCAACCTGTGTCATATCTTTACACTGAGGCTATAACTGACAACATTCCTCAGCAAACCTATACGACATCACCTTCTGGAATCCCAGCGCAGTTAGCGATTGATAACGGGGTATTCAGTATTGAGGTGTTGAACAGATTGACTTCACCAGAGTCAACTGGTGATAATGATGTTTCAGTCAATATCTGGGTGGCTGGGGGAGATGACCTAGAGTTTGCAGGCCCAGAGGACAAGTTTAATGCAGTGTCTTTTTGGCCAGTGAGTCAGCCAGTTGCTTTTAGATCGGAAGCTGAGTTTACTCAAGGCGAAGCAACTGCAGATTTAGCAACTCCGTCACTACAGAGTACTAATGCGCCACTAACTGCTGATCCC